CGTTGAAATCTGGCAAGCGAGAACCGCTACCCTTTCAGGTTCTAACGCAGTCGATTTCCAGCCCTCACCTTACCGAATGAGCGCACAGCTACTCGCTAAGGTCAGAGGATTGATCGCACACGCACTATCACCAACATCGATGGTGGGATAATGCCAGTTGCAGTCACAACCCTTCGCACAACATTAGCCACAGCGTTAGTCGATAATGCTAAGTGGCAGACATTTGCCTTTCCGCCTGCCACAGTTCTTGCTAACTCTGTCATCGTGTCTCCAGATGATCCCTATTTGACACCTAGCAATAACCAGCACATCACTATCAGCCCAATGGCTAACTTCAAGATTATTATTACTGTGCCTTTGTTTGACAATGAGGGAAACCTAAACGGAATAGAAGATGCAGTCTGTGGCGTGTTTGCAAAGCTCGCTGCCTCATCTTTGACCTATAATGTAAGCGCAATAAGCGCACCTAGTATTCTCAACGCTGCTTCGGGTGACCTACTCAGCTGCGAGATGTCAATAAACATCCTTACGAGTTGGAGTTAAAATGTCCGAGTGGGAAAAAGAGAACCAAGCCTTCCTGAAGAAAATCGGGCAGGTAGCACCAGCAACACCTAAGCCAGCACCTACAAAGAAAGACGAGGAATAATCTCATGGCTGTATTTCTAAATAACAAGGTCGGCGTGAAGATTAACACTGTTGATCTTTCTGACCATGTCACAGCAGTAACAATTAACCGAGTATTTGATGAACTAGAAGTAACTGCAATGGGTGACTCATCTCACAAGTTCGTAAAGGGCTTAGAGTCATCAACAGTAACTATCGACTTCCTAAATGACACAGCATCAGCAAATGTATTGGCAACACTACAAGCTGCATGGGGAACCACAGTAACAGCTGTATTCCTACAGGAAAAAGACACAGCAGTATCAGCAACTAACCCTCTATACACTGTATCTTTGCTAGTCAATAACACAACAGACATCAACGGTGCTGTTGGAGACATTGGCACACAGAGCATCACATTTACTGCAAACTCAACAGTTGCAGTAGCCACAACAGGCACATTCTAAACAATTAAACAAAGGGGCTAAACATGGCAAGACTAAAGATCGTTCGTGTAGATGGAAGCGTACTAGAAGGCGAGATTACTCCAGCAGTGGAGTACGCGTTTGAGATGTACGCTAAAAAGGGTTTCCACAAGGCTTTCCGCGATGAGGAAAAGCAAAGCGATGTCTATTGGCTGGCATGGGAAGTCACTCGCAGGTCAGGTGAAACTGTTAAGCCATTTGGGATGGACTTCATTGAGACACTGAAAAGTGTTGAGGTGCTTGACTCCGACCCTTTAGCTTAAAGCGCGATCTCCCGTTCACCTATCTTATTGCTAGGCTAAGCATAAGGTTAGGGATCGCGCCACAACATTTATTAGAGTTGGACAAAGTAATGCTAGATGCTTTACTTCAAGGCTTAACTGACGAAGCGAAGGAGATTAAAGATGGCAACAGAGTTAAAAGGCGCCATTGAACTTCGCAAGGCTTTAAGAGAGTTCGCTCCAGACTTGGCTAAAGAAACACAGAAAGAAATTGCAGGATTACTCAAGCCAATCACTGCAAAGGCTAGAGGATTTATTCCTTCAACAGCGCCGTTATCTGGATGGGGTATGCCGAGTAAAGGATCATGGGAAAGACTTCAATGGTCATCATCTGATGCTAAGCGTGGTATTAGTTATAGAACAACACCATCTACGCCAAACAGATCAGGTTTTCGCTCCCTAGCTCGCATCGTCAACGCATCTGCCGCTGGCTCTATGTATGAGACTGCTGGGCGAAAGAATCCTCAAGGCAGACCACAGGCTCCTGCTTATGAAGTTAAATTACGCTCTCATGCTAATTATGGAAAGACTATTCGATCAGGAAACAAAGATCAATCTAACAGTAACAACCCTAACGCTGGACAACAATTTATTAACGCCTTAAATAACACAGGCAGAATCGTTGATGCTTACAAGCGTGAGGAAGGGCAAGCAGGTCGCGCCTCTCGCAAAATGAGAGGTCGCGCAATCTTTAGAGCTTGGAAAGAAGACGGCGGCAAGACTAACGCAGCTGTCATTAAAGCCATTGAAACCTCAGCGGCAAAACTTGATGCCCGCGCTAAGGTGAAGGGGTAATCATGGCAGATGTAAGAATTGACATAGCCACGCAGTTCACTGGCAAGAAAGCATTTAAGCAAGCCGAGACTGCAACAGAGAAACTTAACAAAGGTGTCAAAAACCTTGCCAGAAATTTAGGCTTTGCTTTTGGTACTGCTGCTGTTGTGGCTTATGGTAAAGCATCTGTTAAAGCTGCCCTAGAGTCACAGGCAGAGCAGGAAAGACTTAACAACATCCTGAAAGTCACAACTGGGGCTACTCAGTCTCAGATCGATGTACTTAACGAGCAAGCCACAGCCTTAGAGCGTATTGGTGTTGTCACAGGTGGAAACATCAAGATGACTCAATCTCAGTTGGCAACATTTGATCTACAGATTTCTACAATCAAGACTTTAACTCCAGCCATCCTAGATTATGTAACTGCTGAAAAGGGTGCTACTGCATCTGCCTCTGACTTTAAGTCTATGACTAACGGCTTAGCTCAAGCCCTCAACGGTAACTTTGCATCTCTTACTAGAACTGGCTTTGTGCTAGATGAAGTTACAAAGAACACAATTAAGAGTGGAACCGAGACTGAGCGCGCAGCAGCTTTGGTCAAAGTCCTCAACTCTACTTACAAAGATTTTAACGCTAACCTTAGACTTACCGATGCTGGACAAATGCAGGTGCTGGCTAACACTGCTAAAGAAGTCCAAACCAACATAGGTACTGGCATCATTGATGCGCTTAAACTACTGAGTACAGATACAACTGTGGAAACCCTCGCTAACAACATGAGAAACACATCTATTTATTTACAGGATGTTATTGTTGGTGTTGGAGTGTTAGCACAAAAACTTAAAAACATTCCACTATTGGGCGACTTCAATGTCGGCATGATTCCTATTGTCGGTTCTTACATTGAAATACTTAGAGCCGCTGGCAGGGAAAGACGAGAGGTTACCGTCTTTAACAAGAATGAGCATAAGGCTAAAGAGCAAATTCTTAAGATAGACTCAAAGGCAGATAAACTTAGCAAGACTCAGTTATCCACTGCAAAGAAACTTGCAGCAACACAAAAGCAGATAGCAGCTGAAAAGAAGAAGCAAGAAGTCCTAGACAAGGCAGCTCTCTTATTAGCACAGGGTCAAAAGGTCTTTGATGAAGAAGGTATCCAGTTAGCTGCTGCCGCACAGGGCAAGCTGACAGAGGAAGAACGAGTCCGTGTTGCCCTTAAGAAGGACATCTACGACTTAGAAGCAGCGATCAATGAAGAAAACATTACTGCCGCTGCTCGTCTATCTAACAGCATGGTTGCCAATGCCCAGAAGTTAGCAGCCCTTCGCACTGACATGATTGGTCTTAACGACATTGAGAATCCATTTACAATGTGGCTAGAGACTCTCAAGCAGATGGCTATAGAACTTTCTAAATTAGCTAACATCAAGCCACCTACTGCATTGCCTATGGGAGCAGCACCAGCAGAGCCTTTGTATAAATACAACTCACTAAGTCAACAGCTTGTGCCAGGAACTACCGAAAGATCCCCTATGGGTTACGGTGGTGGACAGTTTGACATGAACTTGATCCCTACAACTCCTTTGTATGGATACAACTCAATGAGCCAACAGACAAGTGCTGGCGGTGACACAATAGTCAATCTAACTGTTACTGGCTCAGTCACAACAGAGCGCGATCTAGTCGCAGCAATTACACAGGGGCTATACGCACAACAGGCTTCAGGTACTCCAGTAACTTATAGCACGGTGTACTAATGGCATTACCAGCAACGCCGATCGTTAAGATCAACTTAACTGGTGGAGCATCATTCGGTGATCCATTTATCCTAGATACCTCAGAGCTTGACTTTGCCATCCTTGCAGATCCCGGCACTGTCATCATCGATGTATCTACTCAAGTGGCCAAGATCGATACACGCAAAGGGCGCAACTTATTTCAGGATAAGTATCAGTCAGGATCAGCAACAGTTCGCATTACAGATGAGAACGGTGACTGGAATCCACAGAATACTTCCAGCCCTTATTATCCTAATCTCGTACCTCTACGCTCTATTATTATTGAGGCAGACTATCTAGGCACTGTCTATCCAATTTTCAAGGGTTACATTACTGAGTATCTTTATCAATACCCGAAAGATCAAGAGATTGGCTATGTCGATCTAATCTGCTCAGATGCCTTTAGATTGATGTTTAACTCCAATGTGACCACCGTCACAGGATCAGCAGCAGGGCAAGGCACTGGCACACGCATCGATAAGATCCTAGACACTATCGGCTGGCCTTCATCTTCTCGTTCAATTATGACTGGCAATACTCTCTGTCAAGCAGATCCAGCAACTACACGCTCTGCCCTTGCAGCTATTGAAACTGCTACCTTTACAGAGCAGGGAGCCTTCTACTTTGACAAGGCTGGCAACGCAGTATTTAAGGATCGTGATTTTGTTTATGAGTCACCTGCCCTGCCACCTACAGTCTTTTCTAATGCCACAGGATCATCCGACATTCCTTATGCTGGCATTACCTTTGCACTAGATGATAAGACAATCGTAAATCAGGCTACAGTCACACGCATAGGCGGCACAGCCCAGACTGCCTCAGATGCAGACTCTATTGCTAAGTTCTTCCTGCACAGCATTACAGCCAATGACATGCTCATGCAGACAGATGCCGAGGCTTTAGACCTTGCCTCTAACTTCGTGGCATCGCGTAAGGAAACAGAGCTTAGAATTGAGACTATTACCCTTGATCTAGTAACTCTAGGCTATGGGGCAGGGGTTACAGCTGCACTGGATCTTGATTACTTTGACCCTATGCAGATCACCAATGTGAATGTGGCAGGTACTACTATTGTCAAGACTCTCCAATGTCAAGGCATAGCACACAGCATTACGCCTAACACATGGCGAACTACTCTAACAACACAGGAAAATGTTTTGGATGGCTTCATCCTTGACTCGACATTATACGGTATCCTTGACACATCCGTATTGGCATACTAGGAGAATAAATGACTTATCCATTCGTAGCAGGCGATGTACTGACAGCAGCAGACATGAACTATCTGCCTTCATACACACTCAACGCACAGACTGGCACAACCTACACAGTCGTGACCAATGACCAATACAGCAAGCTGATCACTCAGTCCAACGCCTCTGCAAGTACCATTAGCATCCCTACAAACGCCACTACAGCCTTTCCAATCGGTACTGTGATAAATGTGATCAACATTGGCGCAGGTATCTGCACAATCAACGCAGTGACCTCTGGCACTACTACAATCCTTTCGGCTGGAGCAGTTGCAGCAGCACCTACCCTTGCACAATACAAAGCCGCATCATGCATTAAAACTGGCACAGATACTTGGTATGTAATCGGTGGCGTTGCATAATGTTTGGAGTCTCACTAGGAATAATGGATGGCGCAGGTGGCGCAGCAGGTGGATCTTATGAGTCTATCGCTACGGCTACACCTAGCGGTACAAGTACAGTTACTTTTAGTGGTATTCCTAGTACCTACAAGCATCTTCAATTACGCATGAGTGTAAGAACATCGGGCAGTGGACAGCCGATTTACATAAGGATGAACAATGTATCCACATCAACTTACCGTACTCACTTTTTAGCAGGAGATGGTTCAAGTGCATTTGCTGGGGCAAATCAAGATACTGGTTGGCTAACTGAATACTATAATGGCGCTGACCCAACTAATCCTTTTGTTGCCATTTGCGATTTACAAGATTATGCCTCAACCACAAAGAATAAAGTAATACGCAGCTTTTCTGGTATAGATGAAAATGGTAGTGGTCAGGTTTGGTTAAGTTCTGGATTATTAGTAGATACATCTGCAATTACTCGTTTAGACTGTTTAATTCTTTCTGCTCAGACCTACGCCTCTGGAACCACCATTTCACTTTACGGAATTAAGGGGTAACATGCCAGCCACATACGAGCCAATAGCGACTCAAACATTAGCGAGCACAGCAACATTGATTACATTTAGTTCTATCCCTGCCACCTATACAGATTTAAGATTAGTTGTAAATTACTTTTCGTCTAATTCACAAACTTATCTTAATTTAAGAATTAACAGTAACTCCAATGTTGGTGGGATTTATTCAGATACTTACATGCGAGGTATAGGAAGTGCTGCACAATCTAGTAGACAAACAAGTGTTACTGAATTTGCACCATTAGGTTATTACGGAGCAACTAGTACAGTGCCAGCGGTTAGCACATTAGATTTCTTTTCTTATGCTGGTTCAACAAATAAAACATTACTTTGGAGTGAAGCAAATGACCTAAATGGAACAGGTCAAGTTTATGCAGTTGTAGGTTTATGGTCATCAACAGCCGTAATCAATTCATTGTACTTAAGGGCAGGAAACTGGCCTTTTGGAATTGGCACAACCGCTACTTTGTATGGGATAAAAAATGCCTAGTACCTATGAATTAATCACAGGCGAGACAATCGGCTCATCTGTATCTTCTTATAGCTTTACAGCAATCCCCTCTACTTTTACCGATTTGGTGGTTAGATTAAGTTTAAGATGTGACCCAGGTTACTCTGCTGAAGTGGTGCCGTTTGGCGTTAGATTTAATGGAGATAGTGCTACTAATTATTCCAATACTGCTTTAATTGGTTACGCAACTGGAACTTTATCGCAAAGAGATTCAAACGCAAACAATGGAACTGTTTATTACAGTATGAACGGAACTAATACAACTGCTAACACTTTTGGAAGTATAGATATTTATGTACCTTCTTATACTGCATCACAAAACAAACCATTTTCAACTTTTGGTGCAACGGAAAACAATGCTACTTCGGCGTATATCGCAACCCACGCTGAATTATGGAGAAATACGGATGCAATTACTTCTATTGTTTTAACTCCTAATTCGGGCAATTTTTTATCAGGTTCCTCGTTTTACCTATACGGCATCAAATCTAGTTAAGGAGCAATAATGGCAAATCCAACACGCATCGAAGTTAACTGCACAACAGGT